TCTGAAGAACATTTTTACCTAATTCATAAGCAGTATTAGCTATTTTGGTTAATAATGTTGATTTTCCTGTTCCTGTTGGGGCAAGTATTATACCAATTTCACCTTTACCAAGACCACCACCAGTTAATGCATCAATAACTTCAACACCCGTAGGAATTGTTTCACGAAATTCTTTTCTTAATACATTTTCAATATCATCAATTACCTCTGTCCCATAATCTTCTTCATCTCCAATATTTGAAATTTTTTGAATTTTTTCTTCTAACGTAAATAACGTATTTTTATTTCTAATTTCCCCCGATTTCGTTTTTTCAATAATGAATTCTGCAAGTTTTCTATATTCTTGTTGTTTAATGAATTCAATTGTTGATTTTTGTACAATATCCCCATCATATAACAATTCTTTATTAATAACCCTTTCATTCCATAATTCAATTCTTTTAATTACACCAAATAATGATTCTTCTTCAATGATATTATTTGGTGTTTTATACTTATTAATTGCTTGGTGAATTGTTTTATTTTGAAGATTAGGTACTTTTTCGAATTCTTTCATGAATTCTAACATAATAACATATAATCTTTTTACGTTAAAATCATCAAAATATTCTATTGCTAGTTGTGGAATTGTTTTTTCAGCAAATTCTGGTTCTACTAATAATTGCCATATTAAACGTTGTTGGAACTCATGACCTAAATAGGAAGTAAATGTGTTTTCTTGTGTTTCACTCATATTTGATTAAATATAATATTGATTAAATATTGATATTGTTAATAATTAAATATTAACAATATCAAAAGATTAATATTATCAATAGGAATACCTATTATAATCGATAAGAAAATGGTATTATTAGTTACGAATGGTTCTTAACATTTCTTCCCGTTTCATTGGTGAGAAGTCTCTAATTTGATTTATTGAAAATCTTTTTTCATTAATTAAAGCATAGTCATCCCACATATTTTTAACATCCTTATATTTTATTTTATCATATATATTATTAGCAATTTCAATAACACCATATAATAAATCAGCAGACCATCTTGCAACAGGATTAAAATTATCAACATAAAAATTTCGTTCAACAATTGGTTTGTCGTTAATATATAAACCAATTTTACATTCAACTCCTCTAATTGTTCTTCCTTCTATTTGTTGTTCAATTACTTGTGGATTATATTCATAATATTTCTTTGTTTCTTTTGGAAGATAATTAAGTTGGGATTTGTAATATGAATAAACATCGTAATAAAAATCATTTCCAACCTCAATAATTGTATCACATTTTTTTTTCGATAATATTTTTTGCAACATTATTATTGATGTTGGTAAAATACTTCGAATATTTACAGAATATCTTGTAAATGGATTGAATTGGTCAGCATCAAATATTTTTTCACATAATAATAAATCTTCTTGATAAAGCGAAAATTTAAATTCATTATTTTTTTCCGTCTCGTACATTTTTTTCGTTTTAAGTTAAACTATAATACAAAAATAATAAAACATTAATTTAGATGAAATAGTTTCTAATTATTTATTATTATCATATTCTGTTAATAATTGTTTTTCATTCATAATTACAGTATAAAAGGGTTCAACATAATTTACAAATGTGCCCTTATATAAACTTAAAAATTCATCTTCAATCATCATTTTATAAAGATTATTACTACCTCTATTTTCTGAAGAGAGTGGCATTTTGAGTTGCTCCAACTCATCAATTGCTTCTTGATTAAGAATTGGTTCTTTTAAATTCATTAACTTATAATTTAATTTTAACCTATCAATATTAGCTAATAAATTTTCGAAAATTTTTAAGGGTTTTTGTTTATTTTGAATTCTTTCTTTATTTAATTCATTTGCCATTTGACAAATTTCTTTAACACTAAGATGTTTATTCTTTAATTCTGGAAAATATTTTAATAAACTATCCTCCTTAACACCTTTTATTCCATCAATATTATCTGAAACATCCCCACTAATTATCTTTATTGTTAATGCATTACTGTAGTGATGTTTAAAATGCATAAAATAATTTGTTTTATTAATTGGTTCATATTTATCTGCAAATAATATTGTAATATTTAATTCATCAAGTAATTGTGAAAAATCTCTATCATTTGTAAATATAAAAAGTTCTTCTTCATTATTATTGGTTAAACAATATTGAGCAATTAAATCATCTGCTTCAATATCATTAACTTCAATTTGTCTTAAAAACAATTCTTCAGCATATGCTTGTATTCTTTTTCTATTTTTTAATAAAGAAACTTCTTTTTCTTTTTCGTGTTTTATTTGAGTTTCTGTTAATTCTATTTTATCATGCCATTCTTTTGTTTTTCTATTTGCTTTATATTTAGTATCCAATAAATATCTAAATTTTCCACCATTCTCACCATCCCACATAAGAACTACCTTATTTATCATATGTTCTTTAATTAATTTGCGGATTGTTGTAAAAAAAGAATATAATCCACCAATAAAACCAAAAGAATTTGTATATGAATCTTTAGCCCCATTAAATGAACGTTTTAATAAATAATTAGAATCAACTAATAGTGTTCTTGTTTTCATTTTATTTAAATAATTTGGGTGGAATTTAATTTTCCACCCAAATAATTAGTAATTAATTATTTTCACCGTAATCAGCAAAATTGACAATATCATTTTTTGTTTCTTCAAATTTATCTTTAATATCATCAGCACTTATTGTATCATCTTCTAAAATATTTCTAAAATATAAAATATTTTCTTTTTTATATTCGGGTAAATTTTCATTAAAAATAAAGCCATGAGGCATTGACATAATTCTACCTTCTAATGATATACCACCAAGAGGACCGTCTATTTGATTCTTTGCAACATTTACTTTTGTATCAATACCATAAGCAACTTCACGACCTTTACTTGTTGCAGTAACAACCTTTGTTGAATGTGCTGCAATACCACCAAAATGATATATTAATCGTGAACCATAATAAAATGTTTCACCACCTTTATGTTTAACAACACCAGAACCCATATTATCGATCCAAATTTTTTGAACTCCAATAATTGTATTCGTATACTTTTTATTTTCTTTTCTACTGTTGGGAATGGTATTATTTAAAAGATACTTAAAAGATTTTTCAAAAGCACCAGCATTCCACATATTATTATCTGAAGTATTTTTTTCCTGTGCATTAATCGATTTAATACAATCCAATGTACCAATTGAATCAATACCAAATACTAAATCTTTTGGTAAATTATCAACTGATTGTTCCAATAATAAAAACTTAATTGCTTCGGCCATATCCTCAATCGATGCTTCATTTCTTGTTTTATCTTGCTTTTTACCAAAATGTTCAAGAATAAATTCATTATCAATTAAAATATATTCACCATTCCAATCAAAACCCATTAATTCCAATCTATTTCTACCAATATTGTTCTCAGTATCAATAATTACAGGTAATGCACCTTCTTTTTGTGCAGCAACTAATCCTTCGCAAATTGCTGTAGATTTTCCAGTATTTGAAAATCCACGTGCAAGTGAAACATATCCTTTTGGGAATCCGGGTAAGCCTGTTGACCTTTGTAAAGCACTTGAACATTTATACCATTCTAATGGTTTATCAGGAACATCTTCACCACCAATTTTCTTTTTATAATCATCCAAAGAAAAACTTTTTTTTACTGTTGGTTTCCTAGCTCCTTTTGGAGAAGGAATTTTTTCATCATTTTCTGTTGACATGTTTTTAAAATATATTTGTTTAATTATTTTTTTGTGGGGAAATAATGGGGAGTAAAACTCCCCATTTCAATTTAAAAGGGTAAATCATCATAATCTTCACTAGAAGATGAATAATCATAGTCACTATTTATTTTAACATTTTCATCAACAACTGCCTTTCCAAGGTCAACAGCATTCTCAACATTAGTTCCTGTTTGAGATTCTGTGATGTTGGTTATGTTCACATTAGAATCTGCTGCAGTATGATTAATAGTATTTTGATTTTGAGAATTAGCATCTAAATTTTGATTACGGGTATTTGCTTTTTCTTCAAGATCTGGACGATTTGGATATACCCAATGCTTATTTTGACTGTTACTATCATCCCAATAAGGATTTCCACCGTTAACCAACATTTCCATGAATTGATATTCATTAATATGTGGAGCAGCGGCTGCTTTATAAACCTCATCAGTTGTGATTGTATCAGTCGTCCACTGAACAGCAACACTATTATCATTGTGTAATGGGGATGGTTTTTGGGGAATAATCTGTAATACTTCTGTGTATTGTCTTTTAGTACCCGGATTTGTTTTCTTACGAGTAACAATATTAAAATCGCAACCATCAGTAACACATCTAAAATTCTTGTTTTCAGCTTTGTAATAATTATCAATTGCAACTTTAAATAAATCAAAAACTCCTTCGTTTAATCTATTTTCTTTGAATCGATAAAATTTAATACCATCACTTTCAACTTTTCTGTCAATCAATTTTGCAATATAAAATACTTTAGATTCCCAATATATTTGTCTTTTAAATAGTTCAGTGTTTTTAGCTAAAATTGCTAATTGATTCTGATCCATATTTATTTTTTTTATATATTGAATTGAAGTATCTTTTTTCAATTCAAATTCTTTTGCTTTTATGCAAGCAGGACATGGTTTATCCTCTCTAAGATATTTTCCATTGTTATCAATAACTGGATTACCATGTTGATCCCTTTTTACTTGATTCAAACAAAGAATTTTTTTATTTTTTGTTATTTGACCACCTGCCGAATTAACATTTAATACGTGGAAGTACAATACATCAAAAAAATCTACATTTTGATTTTTTGGGGGAACAATTCTAACAACTTCAGTGTCATTAGTGGGAGTGAAGTGTTTTGCAAAAATTTCTTCTTTCGTTTTTCTCTTTGGAGTAATCCCCTCAGATTTCATTTTGTTCATTTTTTGCTCAAAAAGAGACATTTCATTTTGTTGATTTCCAACATTTACATTTTCATTTTCCATTTTTTTACATTTAGTTTACATTTATTGTTATTTACATTATAAAATTTACATCACAAATATATTACATTAATTTTTAATCCACAATAGTTTTTTTGAAATAATTATAACAAATTGTTACTGACTATCGTAAAATTAAGATTTTGTTTGTTTTCATAATAATTACCATTTTTCATTCTAATTTGTAGTTTGTAGTCCTGTGGTATTAACCAAGAGGTATCCAAGTCAAATTCATATCCAGTATTTGTTCTATTTGTTGATGTAAATGGTATTACATCAATCTCATATTTATCACCAATTGTTGTGAATAACCGATATTCAATATCTAATGGTAAAAATTTGTTTTGATTTGAATAAAATTCTTTAATTGATAATTTGATTTTTCGAATATTTCCAGCTTTAATATTTTCATTTTCTTTTATACCCCAAAAATAAAAAAAATAATTATTGAAGTCAATAATACTTTGTTGATTTATTTTATAAAAATTTTCTTGTGAAATTAAATAAAATTCACCGTTATATTTCGTTTCTCTCCCATTTATTGTCAATACCCATTCATCTCTAAACAAAACAGCATCTGGATATTCTGTTGAATCAATTAATAAATTAATTTTATATATTCCTTTACTAATAAAAACAATTGAATCTCCACTAATTACATCAATTAAATTATCTTCATGATCATATATATTAACTGTTTCAATATCTATGTCATAAATAACATTGCCATTTCCAACATTAACATACAAATATAGATCATTTTCTTTATCCAAATAAAAATAATTTCTATCATCAATAATTGTATCATCAATAATTGTTTCTATATATGGTTCGTACCATGTATTGGTGTGTTTTGCATGAAAAGCAACAGCTTCTCTAAATTCAACAATCAAATTTTCTAAATCATCAGAAAATTTGATTCCCAAACCATATGTTTCTCCTGTATATGCTAATGTTCCAGTATATCCAGTTCCTAATAAATTTTGATTAATATAATCTGTAATATCAATTTCTAAATTTTCAGCACCTGTTTGAAAACTTTGTGTTGCTATTATTTCTGTAACACCACTTAAATAAGCACCGTAGTTACTCCATTCAACATTTGTTTTTCTTTGATACCAATTAGCAGCTTCATAAATTGGGGTTGCTAATAATGTATCACTATAAATAAAATCATAACCAGAACCCTCATCCCAATCCTCATTAATATTATATAAATTTAAATCAAAACTAGATGCTCTATTAATATTTAATGAGTATGATTTTTTTCCAATATATTGTTGAGCATACTTTATTGTGTTAGTCATATGTAAAACATGTTTAACAATCCTAGTTGGATTTATTAAATCATTTTCAATTTTTTCTATTAAACCAGAAAGATCTACATCAAAAATATATCTACTAACCTGTTTATTGTATGTTCCAAAACTAATCTCAGTAACTGGGTTTTGACTATTGTTAGTATAGTTATTATCAATTAATGTATTGTTCTTTGAAAAATATGACCTATATATCATCGTATTTTTTTTATATAAATACCTCAAAAAGAAAAAAGGCTACCAATTGGTAACCCCTAAATTCAAAATATTAATCAATTAAAATTATTATTCATTCAATCCCAATAAATTCATATCATATTTAAATAGATAGTCTGATAATTGATCAGGTGTTCTATTATTTTTTGCTGACTCAATACTTTTAAAATTTGATTTTATTGCTTGTTCTATTCTATTATCAATATCATGTCTATATTTTAAATTATCGTCCATCATATACTTTTTTTTTAATATATCTTTTATTTCACTATATGGTTGAACATTTAAAACTTCAGGAGTAAAATATGCTTCATCAATTTCATCACCAACATTTTTTGGTTTATATCCCAATAAGACATCAGATAAAACATCTTCATTATTAGATGATTCTGGACTATCTTTCATATCTTTCTCCATTTTATCTAAATAATCATAGTATTTTGGATTTTCTTGAAGATGATCTATTGATATTTCAAGAGCAATCATTGGATTATCAGTATGTTCCATTTCTATTTCCATTCCCATTAATACTTGGTCTGGATCATATTTTAATGGAGATTTATTATCTGCCAAACCACCACTTATTAAGTCACCAACTTCTTCTTTATCTTTTGCTAATTTAGTAACTTTGTCTTCTTTCTCATTTTCAACAACTGATGATAAATTTTTAAATGTGTTTTCAAAATAGTTTTGAACTCCCATACTGTCAACATCAAGGTTTTTATCTGTATTTAAATAATAAACAATAGCATCTCTAATACTTGCTAATGCTCTTTGAATATTGTTATCACTTTTTAATTCTCCTTTTTTGAGTTTTAATAAACTTTCATAGGCAGAAGCCATTTTAGTAAATTCAGTATCTCTTCTTAAATATGAAGAATTTGTTCTCATTTCTTTTTCACCACCATCAGAAAAATCATCTTTCATTTCTAAATAATCAGCATCTTCATCAATAATTTTTTCTAATTCAGGAGATTTAACCCTAAGTTTTTGATTAGTTGGTTTATTGTCAACATAATTAATTCCTGTTTGAAGTCTTTCAGATCCTCCACCAAATGGATAAGAATCTATTTTTTTTATAATTTCCTCATATAATTCATCATCAATTGTAAAATCATCTTCAACATCAATTTCTTTATCGATTAAATTAAAAAATTCATCACTATTCATCGAATTAAATTCTTTTAATGATTCTTCATTTAATTCAAAAGAATTTATATTATCTGGTGATTCAAATTTAAATGATTTTAAAATAACATCATCAACATTATAAACACCATCTAGTTCATTTTCACTTGATGATGCTTCAAATGAAAAAATAATTTTGTTGTTATTTTCATCTGTACAAGTAAATTCAACATAACTAATATCTCCTTCAACTTGTGTATGTGTATTATTTATTTTTAATTGATTGTTCTTTAATAAATTAAATGAATTGTCAAGAATAACTTTCGTATTATCAACACTTTCAAAATCCTCGTTTAATTTATTTACTCTACAATACATTTCAAGAAATCTTTCTTTACTACCAATCGATTTATAAATTTTCATATCATATTTTTTTTATTCAAAAATTATTGGATATATTTTACCAAATTCTCTCATTATAACCCCAGCCAATGAATTTGCTTCATTTTCTTGATCACTACCATCTTCTCCAGAATTAATGTCTAATTTTCCCTCTATTTGTTGACTATAATGTATTAATTCATGCGCTAATGTTCGCAATATATCGGCCATATTTCTATTTATTGCAACTATTTTTATTTCATTATTTTGTGGGGAATAACTTCCAAAAGAAGTGTTTGTTTTAGCCTCACCCTCATTATATGTTAATATAACACGAGGTAATTCATTTCCCAAATTTATTTTTTTTGAAATGAAATCAACAAAATTTTTTATTAAAACATTTCTATTCTCTTTCGAAAGATTTGATTCGGATAATTTAATCTTATTTACCCGTTCCATTATCTCAAATAATCTATCTTTTGATCCGTTTTTTTTAAAGACTAACATAACTTCTATACAATACTATTGAAACTGTTTTTTATGTCATAATTGGAACTCGTATTCAAATCATCAAAATCTGCAACATATGTTCCATCGGGTAATTTACTAATACCACCTTCCATTTCTTTTTCTCTTTTCTTATTAAACCAGTTATCAGACCAAAAATCATTTAAATTAAAATAATAGGGATATGAAACATCTGACTTTTTCATTAATTTTTCAGAATTTGTTGGTTCTCTTACTTCTTCAACATCAGTAGTTAATATTTCTAATTTATTATTTAATTTTTGAACAACACCATTTAATCCTTCTAACTGATCATGAATGCTTTTCATTGCACTAATATTATGCTTGATAATGTCATTTTGAATATCATCAACTTGTTCTTCAGCAGTTGGTTCACCAATCAATGGTTCTTCAAGATTAGGAATCTCACCAGAATCACCACCAGTAGTATCAAATGCTGGAACTGGGGCATCAATAACTGGTTCATTTAATGGTGGCTCTGGTTGAATAGGTGGATTATTTTCCTGATTTGGATTTGCTTCGATATTATTTCCAGTCTCTTTTTCAGCATCATTTTCGGCCTCATTTGTTAGTGGTATAATATCAAATTCATCAGTATTATCCATTAAATTATATCTTGCAGATTCACTTATCTGATAACCAATACGATATTTAATCTTTCTCAAATGTGTTTCAGAAAGAATATTTTTTTCTTTTTTTTTCATAAAAAATATATTATTAGTATTGTTCTCTTAGCAATTGTCTACCATCTTCAGTTATGAATATTTTATCAACTCGTTCAATTAATCCAGTTTTTGATGATAAAAGTTCTTTTTTTGATATTTTCTTTTTTTGTCTGATTTCATCATCCAATTCTTCTTCATCATCTAAAAAATTGGTTAATTTATCACTTATATTTTTTTTCATATTAAAGTATTTTAAAATAAAATAATTATTTTCATATAAATACTCATCAATTTCATAAATTTTATTTTTTATTGTTTCATGTTAAAACATAAAAAAATCGTCCAACATAAAAAATATTGAACGATTTAAATTTTCTGAGAATTATTAAATAAAATTATAACATCGCAACCATGTAACGTTTTAAATTTGAGTATAATGGAAATTTTTTATAATAATCAGTATAAACTTCACCATCAAGATCTTCAATTATTTTATTTGAAATATTTTTTATTTTATTTTTTATTTCTTTAATATTAAATTTAAAAAAATCATATATGTTTAAATTAATTCCAGTTATTTTATTATCATATAAAATATAAATCATTTCATTCTTATAAACATAAGTATTATCTATCTTATTTGGTATAACATCCATTAAATCCTCAATATCTTTTAATTGAAAAAACAATGGATCTAAATTAATATAATTATATTTCGATGAAAAATAGTAATCAGAAACATTATTTATAAAGTTTTCAATTCCTGTAATATGATCTGATTTCATTTCCTTAAATGCAAATTCCCAATATATTTCTTTAGAAATAATTTTTTTTTCTAAAATATCTACATTTGAAAAGATTGAATTATTAGAATTACATTTTTTCATGAATGACCATCCAACATATAAGGTTGGTAATGAATTATCTAATGATTTATAATCTATTTTCTCTTTAAAATAATTAACATAATCAACATTTTTATGATTAATCAATTCATCTTCATATACAACATTTCCAATTTTCATATTATATTTTTTAATATTTCCACTATTTTTTCAGAAGCATGTCCATCACCAAAAGGACATTCATAATTAATTTCATAATGTGGTAAATGATTATTAAATGATACATGTAAATCCTCTGGTTTTTCAATCATCCATGTACTTTGATATTGTGCTTCTGGTCGCTCCGTAACTTTTCTACAAGTTAAACAAATTTTATTGAAAAATGAACATTCTTCTTGAATTCCACCGCTATCAGTAATAACCATTTTGGTTTTTATAAGTAATTCAAGTAATTCTTTATGTGACATTGGCTCAATTACTTTCACATGTTTTAATATGTCCTTGTGTTTTTGTACATTTGGGTTTGGATGAAGCGGTATTATAAATTCAAGTTCTGGATGTGCTTCAGCTAAATCATCAATTACTTCAAACCATTCGTTCATCCAATGATGATTTTCTCTGCGGTGCATTGTTACCAACACTTTATTAGTATATTCACACCTGTCCTTATATGGAAGAAGATTATCCAACACAGTATTTCCCACAACATACTTATCACCTAAAATTCTTTCGTTTTCAAGATTTTCTTGACTTAATAATGTCGGACATAAATGAATATCAGTTATTTGGCTAACAAGCCTTCTATTCTGTTCCTCTGGATACGGATTGTTGTTATCATACGTCCTTAATCCAGCCTCTAAATGAATTACCTTGATTCCATGATTAAATGCTGACAATGCAACAGCAAGAACAGATGTTGTATCGCCCTGCACCAATACATGTGTTATCTGGGGATAGATTTTTAACATATTATGTAATGCATATGGAATTGAAGTCAGTATTGAATCCAGTCTGTTTTCGCCATCAATAATTTGTGCTTCATAATCTGGCTGAATTTTTTTTACCAAATCCTTATGTTGACCCGTGAATAATGTCTTATGAGGAAACCCATTGATGTCGAATTCGTGAATCAATGGTTTAATTTTAATGTATTCTGGTCGTGTTCCGTATGCTAATAGTATCACATTTATTTTCTTTTAAACGTATAAATATTATTTTTTTTATTAATTAATAAATGAGTATTTTGTATATAACTAACCAATATATTTTGTTCGTTTATTCCATAATA